AATGATTGCCAGTACTTAAAAAGTTTTTCCAGCGTATTTTTTCAAATGTAATCATGATCTTCAGGTGGAATTACAATATCATTTGGAGTAATGATGGCATATTCATATCCATGCATACGACAAGTCTTCATCATTAAATCTTCATCAACTTCAATTACATTCATATGGGGATATCCAACATCTTCTAACATCATAGCATATCTATCAGCATCGTCTTCTTCTTCAAAAATATATAAAATCTGGCCTCCCATCTTATCCTCTACAGCATAAGCACCTTCCCTTTCCTTTCCAGTCATAGTTAATATAAACATTATACCAACTCACAGGCCTCTTGATAGTTATCTTGCAGCATCTTCTGAATCCTTGATTTATCTAAATCAGTCTGTGCCTCTTCCACATATCGATTAAGAATAGAAAGAGTATCTTCTGATTCAAATGCTTCAAAGTTTTCTGCATCATGAAGAATAAAATTCTCCACTACCTTTAACTCAGCCACATTAGCATTATACAACTTATCAATAAATTTTTCAAATTTTACTTGATTACTCTTTTTCCTTACCACTATTTTAACTATTTTATTCTCTAATTCTCTCGCATCAAACAACTGATAATCTTGATCATTATAATAGATTACCTTATGAAGTCTATATGGATTATTAACAGGAGTATGTTCTAAAGTCTCTGTATCAAATATATGAAATCCTCTATTTTCATCATTTACATCATTCCAGAACATCTCATATGGATTTCCCAAATAGTAAATATTTTCTTGATTAGAACGACAATGATAATGTCCAGAATATGTCTTCTTAAACTTCTTAAATGCAGTCCATTCCATTCCATGTTCCATCATATGACCTGGGGTTGCTCTAAATCCATTCAATTCAAGATGCCCCATACACACAGATGCTCGTGACTTTTTAATCAATCCAAAACTCCTCTCTTCATTCTCTTTGTTTATCCAAGGTACAAGAAGAATATTACATCCACCTATCTCTATAGAAGTTACTTCTGAATAAATTTTTACATTATCATATTCTCTCAATAAAAGATCTACTGCATTTACATCATTTGTATTCTTATAATATGCTGTATGATTTCCTACTATAGTATGGACAGTACATTTCAACTCATTTAACTTATCAAAATAATGATCTTTAGCCCACGATAATGCAGCAAAATCTATTCCCTTCCTACTATCAAAAGTATCACCCATATCAATAACAGTAGTAATACCTTCCTTTTCCAAAGTAGGAAAGAAAACATCCTTATAAAACTTTAAGAAATAATCATGAAAAAGTTTAGAGTTCTTCCGACACCCAAAGTGTTGATCTGTAATGATTGCTATTTTCATTTTCTAATAATATCTCCCGAAAGAGTAATTCTTACATTGTTAGACATATGTTGAGGAACGCTATGAGAAACATATGCAGGAAAAAGAGCAAGTAAACCTTCTTGAGGATAAATTGATGTTTTACTATCATCCAATAATAAAGGTGCATCTCCTTTTTCAGCAGTTAAAAAATAAACCATTGTTAAATCTTCTGGTAGATGAGCATGAGAAATGGTATACTCTCCATATCTATAGATATTTGCCCAAAAATTTGTAAATTCAAAATCTCCAGCAGGGCCCCAATTTAAATCATTTGGTAAAACTTTTAAAGAGTTGATAATATAATCTTTTAATTTTTCTAATTCTGGAGATGATAAATTCCATTCAGTCATAACCGCTTTAACATTTGTTTTATGATTTTGTTTATCTTCATAATGTAATAGACAATCATAAATTTCTTTCTTTAATTGCTCATGACGAGGATAGGGAATTAATTCTATTCTTACATTATGTTGAACTGTAAGAGGTTCCATCTAATTATTACGAAGTTTAGCATGTACCGCATCTTTAATGGAATTATACTCAGAATAATTATCTCCGTCAATCTTATTACTATCATCAAATACTTCTTGGTAACCAGATTTCTCAATAATCTTATTTTTAATTTCTAATTGGCGTTTCTCTCTTTGTATTCTGCGGAGAAATGCATAATGTATAATTTGCGTAAAGTAAGCAAAAGGATTTTGGGATTTCTCAGGATTAAAATTATGTATGTATTGAACGCAATTTTCGATTCCATCAGAGATCATGTCCTCCTTGAACATGTAATTAACAAAGTTTGGCTTAAAGGATAGGTGATTAGCAATCTTTAAAAAACACTCACCTATGTATCTGGGTATAACAGGTTTAGGTTTATCCCTAATTTTAGCAATCTCAACATCCTCACGATACTTAATCAATGCAGCAAGAAATTCCTTATTATTGACATAGTGCTCCGATCTTTTTCGTTTTGCCATAGGTCGAATTATTGCCATAGATCTTTGTTATTACTATGTAGATAGTATAACATTTATACAGATACTTGACAAGTATTCAAATGACCACTAAAATAACTCTGTGGAGGTTCGGAAGAAATAGCTACTTAGTTCTATATAATTTTTCTAAAGTATCTTTAGCATCTTGAATAGTCGATAGATATCCTAATTTTCGATTAAGTTTATATTTACTACTACCATCCCCATTTTTGTCGTTGTGTTTTATATATTGTTGATGCATAGATATCATTTCCATATCATTTGATTCAGACATTGTAAGAACATCATCAATATTAATTACAAACATATCATCTTTAGTTGTTTTTAACCAAGGTTCTACTTTATAACCTACGACTCCCGTGCGACCTTTAATTTCTGCTATGATAACAGGATTAGAAACAAGTAACATTAGTCTATCTTCCTCATCAGAAGAAGCTACCTTACAAAAGATTTCTTCTCCTGATTTAAATTTAATAGTAGCAAAAAAGTCGTCCTCTATCATTTTCTTAATTGAATAGTTATTATCTCATAGTTAAAATTTTCTTCGTTGTAAATTTTAATTCTTTCGATAAGATGGTTTAGAGTATAGTTTCTTTTAGATCTATAAGTACAATCATCAGCAATATCATATAAAGTTGCTTTTACTTTGTTTGTTCCTTTTCTAAGAACTCGTCCAATTGACTGCAAATTGCGTATGCGTGATTTACTTGGAGAAGCAAAGATAACATTATGGAGGTTTTTAATATTAATACCAGTTGAGAATGTGCCATAAGATGCAACTATTATAGCATTATTTTCAGTTTCAGTAATTTCTCGAACCATCTCTCTCTCACTGGCTTCTACACCTCCATGAATAAAAAATAATTTACGATCATCTTTCTTATCTTTATTTATTAAATCATAAAGGACTTGTCCATGAGTTTCTACTCGTGAATATAAAACAAGACTATTTCCTTTTAAATCTAAAGCAAGATTTTTAATAAAATTATTTCTTTGTTGATGACTTATTAAATATTCAATTTCATCTTGATAAGTCTCAAATTTTTGTTCTGGATGCTTAAGAACTATGCATTGAATATCTAATTGGGAAAGATGGCCTTCTCTCATCAACTCATCAGTTCTAGTAACTTTATATGCAGGACCAAATAAACCCTCTAGCACCCACTTATGAGTCTGTGTACCATCTAATGTTCCAGTAAAACCAAATCTATACTTGGCATGATGCAATTTTGTCATTATAGATATTAAAGACTTCGACTTAAATAGGTGTGCTTCATCTCCTATAACTACATTATAATCTTCAAAGAATGATCTTTCTAGTTTATATACTGATTGCCAAGTGGTAATTGTAACTGGAAACTCATTAGTTTTTTCTTTACCTGCATATATCTTGTGGCAGTATGACTCAGCATCCCAACCATAATCCAAAAAGTCCTTATACATCTGTTCTACGAGAGATGTCGTGGGAACGACTAAAAGGATTTTTTGCTCTTTCTCTACGTAATATCTTACAAGAGAATAAATCATCAAAGATTTGCCTGAAGCAGTGGGTGATATCAATAGCTTTCTATTATGTCTTAAGGCATCGTATACTCCCTCAACTTGGTATTTTCTTGGTGGATGACTGCAAATAGATCTCATATAATCTTTTACACCATCATATGATATTCCCTCATTAACTTCAAAGGGTGTACCATAGTATTGGTTATCTTCAAATTTATAAGTATAATCGTGTCTTTCACAAAAAGAAATAATTTTATCTAACAAACCTACATAGATTTGTTTTGATCTCATATCGAACAGATGTATCTCTCCATTCCAATTTCTCTTTCGGTATTGGGGCATAAACTTTGCTCCCTCTACTTCAAAAGTAAAATGGTCTCTCAACTCATACTCAATATGAGGTTCAGAATTAATTTTTAAAAATACTTCGTTAGCCTTAGATATTATGACATTGGCTCTTGTGTCAATCACTTAACCCATGCATCTGGGGTTATTTATTAATCTTTTTTAACAATCCAATTAAGTGACATTGTATACCTTTCAAAATATTCACTACAATCTTTTTCAAAGCGAGGAGGACTATGGTATAAATGTCCAGGAAATAATAACATACTATTTTCAGGAGCTTCTACAAATCCATATTCTTCAAATTCAGTTCCATTTGTAAAAGAAGGATGCGAATTCATATAATATACAGCTACATAATCTACGGGATGATTATGCATCATATATTGATCCTCCTTACCTTGAGTCATAATAAACCAAGATTTTTCGGGTATTAATTTTTTTTGAAGATATTCTTGGGCCAAAAGATCAGCCCTAAAATGCATTTCATGAAATTGTGAGTATAAACGTAAATCATCATCAGACTGATAGGCTGGAAATTCTTTTCTTCCCTCTATTTTTAATTCACGGAGAAAAGGTTTACAATCCTCCATCAATCTTTTTCTTTTTTCATCAGGAAGAAAATTTGTAAGTATAAAATGTTCTTGCATTACCCTAACCCAGAATTAAATCTCATAAACTCAATTGCATTCTTAATTTGATAAGTTCTGTTCTGTATAACCTTAAGAATACTTTCTAAGTATACTAACATTGTATCATAATAATCTATTTTTAGGGAACTGTTTGATAACTTTTCATCTGCATCCAAATACTTTTGCATCGTATCTTTATCTCTTATCTTTTTAGGAAATGGATTTTCAATATAAACATCTGGGTCAGATTTCCCACTAAAATATTCATACCGTTCATGACGGATATTTTTTCTTTGTTGTTCTGCTTTCTTCCTTAGTAGAAAGATTGTATTATATATTTCAAAATACTTTGCATGAAGAGAGGGGATTTTCAATGATTCTTCGTGTAGATTATCTCTATCTATTTCTGCATCTTTTTCCCACATCTCTTGAATAGAATCAAGAGTTACACTCATAGTTTATTGCCAGATAAATCAGTGATGTTAAAGATAGTATACTTGAAAGATACGTCTGCTGTAAAGTAATTTATATCCTCAGCCGTTGCATCAAAATTTAAGGTTGATAATGTTGTAGGAAATAGATTTTGGAATACAACTTTAAAATTAGGATTTTCTGAACTTGTCAAAATTTGAAGAGTTCCATCAGAATAAAAATTTAATTGAGACTTATCAGGTTGCTCTAAGTCTGGATTTGCATTTTGAAAATCAAAAGCATCTTGTAGAGTTTCTGCATAACCAACTGATCTTATCCAATTAGATATTTCAAGATAATTTTCTAAATTTTCATCAACAAGAAAACGTAAATTAAAATCACCAAAGGTAACCTTATCGCCAGGTAGGGGAATATCTTTCAAGTAAGTAGGTTGTTCAGCAACGCCTAGATTTAACTCAGGAATATTTGCTTCATTACCAAAGAACGAAACCTTAGGTGCTCGGTTTAAAACAAACTTAAACCCAGTAGGTGATAAAAAATTCCTATTCTTTATCTGATTATCGTATATACTAGCCATTCAACCTTTTCTAAGTATTTAGACAAAAAAAAGACCCTTCCGAAGAAGAGTCTTTTGAGAAATATAAGCGTCTCGCTTACATAAGGTTCTTAACAGCAACACGTCTGTAGTAACGGTTAGCATTAAGATGAAGTTTACCCATACCTTGCTGTGATCCATCGGCAAAGGGGTTCGCAACGATTCCGTAACGAGTCTTAAATCCGATTTTTGGCTGGAATGAATTCTCTCCAACTGCACGAACCATCTGTAGTGGAACGTATGGGCAGTAGAACAGACCAGCATCATAAGGAGATGAAC